TACTTTTTAAATATAATATACAATGTGTAAGTTCCCCACAAGTTGTCAGACAATTTATAAAGAGCGTTTATAAATTAAAACATATATTGTTAACAATTTATTTACAATTATGACGCAATATGTTAACAGTAATACAGTATTATATAATTATAAAGATAAAGAAAACAAAGACATCAAGGAAAGACTTGAAGAAAGGTAAGAATATGATAAACCAGAAAAAAGATTTAAATATGATCACAAAAAAGCTTGAGACAGAACTTTCATCATTCCATTTTGATGGTCTTGAAATTTCTGAAATCACACCAAAAACGTCGTGGATGAAGTTACATATCAATGTTTTATTTATCAAGGGCAATGAGCAGATTACAAAAGTGCTGTATAAGGACTACGAAACAGGTTTGTGGTATTACATCAAAAATGATGGCATGATTATATCTCATAAAGACACTTTTAATCATACTATTAAAAATTTGATTGATGAAATGATATACGATTGTCATATAGAAATAGAAGAAGCTGAAGAAACCGAAGCAACCGAAGAAACAGAAGAAACAGAAAAAGACGTTATAGAAGTAAAGCAAGAATTAAATGCACGTTTTGGAAAAGAGCAATATTTTGATACAGATAGTTTACAGCCAAATAAGACAATAATTGCAAAAATTGAAAATATCAATTATTGCCCAAATCAAAATACATGCTGTGCTGTTTCACCTTTTGTACATTGCAATTATAACTACAAATCAGAAGCTTGCATTAAAGCGCATAAGAATTATATTGATTATTGCGAGCATCTACATAAACAAATGAAAGCAAGAAGTAATCCAGAATGGCATCACGTTAGTCTTGCTACACTTGCCAACATTGATTATGATATGCTTGACGAAAAGCGCAAGCTTGTATTCAATATCAACCAGATATTAAAAGATGGTATTCGCAATTTATACAAATGTGATAATCATATTTCATTTGAAGTCTTAGAAAGATATGTAATTAGAAAATGCGATGAATTGATTCGACACAATCGTTTAAAAGCGTTCTGGTTTTCATATGTTGCACGACAGCTTGATGAGGTTAGAAGAAACACTATCTATTTATATACGCCATATATTACAGCACACAGAAATAGATGGTAATATAATAGCTGTTCTATCGGCTATACGGGAAGAAAGAAGGAAACTATGAATTTATACGGGATCAAGAACAGAAGTACAATCGGTACAGCAATTATGGTAGCAGATAACAGGACAACAGGCGATTACGTATTTAACCGCAATCTTAAATATGTAACGTGTGCAGATGTACGTGGATATATGAACGTTAATCTTACAACCATTCACCCATATAATGGCAGATATGGAAAAGGTTTTGTGAGAATAACACCTTGCTACTATAGAGGTAAGCAATCTAAACGTTATATGACCATTCAATACTGGGTTGAAAAGTGAGGTAAAGAACATGGATAATTTAACACAGATAAAGAAAAATAGACTTTTACAAGAAAGCAAGGATAAAATTTTAGAAACACCACTTTTTCATAATGACATTATGAAAATGTATGCTTATATCTACGATTGCACAGCCACAAGTGATACACTAGCAGAGATTCAACTTATGGAAACTGTAAAATCATCACTTGATTTTCTTGTAAGGGGGGTCGTAAAATGATTTATTCAATTGATGTGTGGGGCTTCGACACTGATAATGACTATCAGCACGACGGCGATATTATTAAAGCTAAAAGTTTTAAGGAAGCGTTTGCATATACTATTAATTATATGTGGCAAGGGTGGACTTTTACAAAAATAGAAATTGAGGCAGTAGAAGAAAATCAGTATATTATACAATATCATGATAACTATACTAATGAAAATGACCTTTTTAGTTGCAAGGCAGACAGTGAACTTGCTGCAAAGATAAAGTTTAGATTGTGTAATAACTTTTCAGATACTAAACGTTATGAGATAATCAGTGTAAAAGGAGTAAAGAAATGAGAACTATGAAACATACATACTTGGTAGAACTAGCCTTTCTGAATACGGAAAGTGATGATATCAATATTGAATATGTTGAATGTAGTGGATATAATGCAAGACAGGCGAACGATTATGCGGTTGAATATATATCAAAACTGCCGTTTTGTAGCTACATTACAGTAATATCAATAGAAAGAAAATAAGAAAAGAGGGGTTCAACCCCTCTTTTTAATTCAGTGCAATATTAAATTCTAGTCCATACAATTGAATCTCATCAACACTTGTAAAAGTAGCATACCCACTACCGCTTACATCAACCAACCGTAAGTAAATAGCTCCGCTGTCAACTTGTGTGGCATCGAACGGATTGATAGTAAGAACAGCCATGCATTGATGATAACCAGACTTATCATGAATAATCGCATTACAATTGCAAATACTCTGTGCATTTATAAACGAAAGATTGTGACTCATAACCTTGACGGCGGCATTTGTGAAATTCTTTGCTGGTTTAAATGCCAAATCAAGAAAGCTCGCCACATGTCTAAAGCTACAATGAGCGTTTGTATTAGTCAACACAACTGGCATTTTGTAATCGTTTAGTGTGCAATCAACACCATCAAGCGCAAAATCGCCCGATCTGTTCCAACTTGCATACCCACCCATTGCTTTATAAATCATATCTGCAATTGAAAACTGTCCGCTTGCGTTAGGATGAATGTTATCAGATGCTAGTACACCAGTCCAACGTAAAGCACTGTCTGCACCACTTAAAAACTTAAACTTTCCCCAGTAGGTTTCATATAAGGTTTTAATTTCATTGTAAGCTTTAACTTTTGCAACAGTAGTAAAACCGATGATAGGTGTTGCAATCCATCCAATGTAAAGCGTTGCGTTTGGTAACTGTGACATTAAATTGATAACATCTTTTATACCAGAGTTGACCGTGGAAGCTGCAATAAATTGATCATTCCATCCACCAGCAACAACAACATATTTAACTTGTTTCTTTTGCTTATCTGTTAGTGTGGCAATTGCCTGTGATAGCAGTTCTGAAAAGTGAGTATTCGCACCAAATCCGCTGCCGCCTAAACTTTTATTAACATAAAAGCTAGCATCACTGAAATAATTTTCATGCAAGATATCGCACCACGGTTTCACCATTCCATCTGGTGTGTACCCTTCCCCGTATGAGTCGCTAATTGTTATCAATCCATAATCTGTCAACCATGTGTCGATAATATCAGACAATTCTCCGCTGTTTTTCAGTCCGTCAAGGTATGCGTCAATAGCACCGAAATAATCAAGATTATCAATGTAGTTTTGTACATCTTGCTGCCATTGATTCCATTGCTGGTAATAATCATCCCACTTTGTATTTAAATCTTTAGTCGTTTCAAGAATCCAATCAAGATTTAAATTATGGAAATCCGTATAAGGAAAATTAGAAAATGCCATTGTCTACCCCCTACTTAAATTGATACTTCAGATGCAGCATAGGTTATATATATAATATTGCCGTATGTGTTAAAAGTCATACTAACATACCCCCTTTTTCCCAACCATAGCCCTCAATAACCCCTATTGAAATTGTTTCAAGCTCTTTTCCGCAATGCATGAAAAAACCATGACCAATATCAAGTCCAATGTGCCTTCCCTTGCCACCAAAAGTTGTATACAGTAAATCTCCATCTTTAGTCTTGGCAGGAGTCGTTATATTAGTACAACTGTTTATATATGCAGTCGAATACATAAATTTCCCAGTAACAAGATTGATAAAGCCGCTGCAATCAATCACAATCTTTCCCAAACATAAAGCCTTGATTTGTGCTTTCTGTTGAGCGTTATACTTTTTAAAATAATTTGGTTCCGCACTCCATAATGCCTCAAAAACCTCAGGAGTACACTTTTGCCCCTTCGCGCCGTAAAGGTAAGCGTACTTGTCACGGTTTTTGTAAAGCTCTCTTGCCTTAGCAATATATGCCACGTTCTTATCTGGAATATCATAAATCATATCTTTTAATTCTCCTTATCTTTTACTATTGTCAACAACTCAGTGATTACCTTCGTGTTGTTGTTCAATGCGTCAACCCACTTTGTGCTTTCCTGGTCATGCTTCTCATACCAGGTTTTTCTTTCTTCTCTCTGTCTAACATCAAGTGCGTTTACATACCACATTACAGCACCAAGGCAAACACATGGTACACCAACCATTTGCGCGATTTGTGCAATTGCATTCATAATTTCCATTTCACCAAACTCCTATTAAAAGTCTATCTGCATAAAGCTTGCACACTTCATCAAGAAAGTTGTAAGCTTTAGCAAGATCAATTTCCGCTTGCATCATTCGTTGCGAAGTTGTAACACCTATGTTACCATGTATTCTTCCTTCATGTTTTTCGCTTGTTGTTGACTCATCCAAACCATTAGTAACACTTCCATGTGAGGTATCAGCGCCAAAAGTCTGGGAATCACTTCCGCTATCAGTCATGTTGTCAGTGTTGGCAACTTCAGGAGTTGAAGAATTAAACGCAGCAACCTTATGCGTACTATCTGAAACTTTGCCAAAAGTTGTTGTTACGCTACCCTTGTTAAACGTTTCTTCCGTGTCAACTTTTCCCTTCTGAAAAGTGCCATTTCCATTATCAGTCCAACTTTCCATTCTATCATAGTTTTCGATAGGATTATACTCAAGCTGTGTTACTTCCCACAAGTGATCAATAGTCCATTGCAATGAACGCGCTACACTTGTAACGTGCCGTCTTAAATATTTGGGATCCTGATAAACAGGTGTTAAATCTCCATATGATAACAAAAAGTGTTCAATAAGTTGATCTTTTGACAAACCTTTAACATATATATCGTTAAAGATATTATTATCATAGTCATACAGAGTCGCTATTGGAATTATAGTCCTCACGTTGTTCACCCCCTCTAATATTAGGATACCTCAAGCGTGCTTTAATGTCAAGGTTATAATGTGCGTTTACCTTTTCTAAACATTCGTTAATAGTTTCCACCCACAACTCACATTTTGACATTACAGCGTTTTTGGTTTCCTCAACCTCATCTGTAATCATACGTTCTTTTTTCTCAGGTGCTGTATAAATACCAATTTCCATATCAAAAGCGTGTTTGAGTTGTTCAACACTTTCCAACGCTGCCTTAACAACATTGTAACATTTTTCAATGTCATTATTAAAATATTCGTAAAGCGGGCGCCCCGTTTCCTTATCAAAAAGTGATTGATTTATTACAACCGCCAACTTGCCACTCATAATATCGTCAAAAGCTGCCTTGAAAGTCTCGCTTGCGCTTTTGTTACGTGCCGTAAAAATAAAACCAAACTTTGCAAGAGCACTAGCAACGTCACAGTTTGAGAGCGTTAACGCTACACGTTGTGCGTATGAATTTATCAAGTCGCCAATGCCGCACCAGTCAGGTGCTAATTTTACAATCTCGCAACCTTCGCCTATAACCAAATCACCATTAAAACTAGCGTCAAAAGCGGGGTTAGCAACTACATAATTAGTGGGCTGATACTGTACATCGAACCCATAAGGGTTTCCGTGTTGTGGAATGATTCCAAAACGCGCTGTATTCATAACACAAAAGTTTCCTTTTAAAAACAAAAGAGGATAGATATAATTTTTCGCCCAGTTTGACGGCATACCATCGAAAATGATAAGACTTTCGGCACGTTGCAAAAAGTAGCGAAAATATGTTGAGTAGTCCCAAGTGTTGTTTATATGAATCATGTTTGGATTTTGTCGCGACTCATATTCATTTATAATCGGACTTGATACCCCTTCCCCCACATAGTACCCACTATATACAAAAGGTTTCATTCTATGAACATACCCCCATTCAAATAATTGATAATTGCCGCTGTTCCATCTGCTGTTGCATTGCATTTTATATTAGCATTTTTGCATTTTACAAAACCACTAATACTATTTAATGTTTTAAATTTACAACACGGATACCCTTGATAAAAAAGATTTGTTTCAATCAGTTGATAATATTCGCATACCAAGTATACCAAATTGTTAACATAGATTGAACCGCTGCCGCCACTATTACTAACACGCGGTACGGATGCTTGTAAACCAGACATTATACCGCTGCCTATTGCAGCAGTAGCATTTATAAAATTGCTTGCTGCACCTATTGCATCAACTTCCGCCGCGGAGGCAAAACTTTTTTGTATACTTTCAGAAAATTGCATAGCACTTGCAAGCTCTACTTGCGAAGTGCCTATGATATTTGTTTGTCTAGCAGAGTATCCCACTGGAACACCACAATTTCCGTTTAAACTTGCTACAAGTGTTTCACCACTAAAAATAGAAATATCGCAACCGCCCGATATATCAATGGTGTAATTTATAAGTAACGTATCACCTATTAAATTAGGATTAAGTGGAATTGAACCATAAAACGGCACTTGTAACATATAATGGGCATAAGGTGTAAATCGTAAAAAAGGATAGTTAGCATCTGCCATTTGTTCTGTTCGCGGAACTGTTAAAGAAACACTTTTTGAGAAAGTGTTATTTGTAGCGATTTGCCACCCAGGTATACCAGTGTCTACGTATCCCAACACAACATTAACAGGAGTTCCCCCTGGTGGTGCAAAAGGAATCCATGTTGCTGATAACAAGTAGTCTTGCGGGCGTGCTACCTCTTTAGCAACTCCATCTGGATTTTGCAAAAAGTCGTTTAAACCTGTTGTGTATTCTGCTGTATACAAATATGAACATAAACGATTAAAATTGGCAACTGTTAAAACAATAAAACCATTTCCAGATTTTCCTGCTGTACAAATTATAATGCATCCAGTTTGATCTGTTGAAAGTGCTGCACTTGCTGTCATAATGTCAGGCTTGCAAGAAGTTGGTAAAACAGTATCGATGATAAAAGGATTTCTTTCTGAAAAAGTTCCTATTCTTTCCACGTAAGCGGTATTATTTAATAACTCATCTTTATAACTCGCCAAATAATCACAAGTGCATGATATTTCATAAGTAGATTCTACATATGTAACATCATTGATAAAATAGTATCTTCCAAACGTTTCACAATATGCAACATTCCAATCAAACGGAGAAACTGACTGCAAAATAAATGTAGGTCTTTCTACGCTTGTACCGCTTTTAAGTACACAAGATGCACCTTCTGAAAGCGTTGGAATTTTCGTACTATTTATTCTTTTGTCTGATTTTCCAAATTTAACTTCAAATGCCATGTGTACCCCCTTCAAGAAAAGGGGCTTGAAGCCCCTTTGTTTAATCAAGTAAAATCAAAATCGCATTCTCTGTAAAATCAACTGGCGTTTTAAATGTGTAATGATTCCAACCGTTTCTAAAACCAAACCTTGCATTAAATGGCTCGAGCGCGCTCCATTGATCAACCGGCACAATTCCCAACGTATCAATATCCATCATAATTCCTAGTACATTGTCAACTGTTTGATTTGATAAAGTAAACGTTGTCTTTCCATCTTGTTTTACTCCCTCAGCGTCACCCTTGATTTGCATTGGATTGCTGGGATCCGTCCAAAAAGTTACTTTCTCATAATCTCCCAATTCAGCTTTCTCAGGGTGGAAAAATTCTGAACCATTAGCCTCAAAATAATTTCCAAATTTTGAAACCAGATAAAAACGCAAGTCTGCTGCATCCGTGTGTCGGTTTACAACTTTGTCTGTGAAATCACCATGAAAACGTGTACCACGAACAGCAAGGTTTTCTTTAAGCGTTTTCATCTCAGCGCTTAACCAAATCATAAACGGTCTGAAATCAGCAGGATTCATGATTGTTGTTGCAGTCATTGCAAGCCCCGTCTCAGCGTTATACTTTGCTAATGCGTGAAAAACCTGCTCTTTTTTGCACATATTGCCGATTGTAGGTTTTTCTTTACCAGCATCAGCAAGGATAATTGCAAGGTTTGCGAGTTGCGCACGTGCCCTATTTTCAAGGTCAATCTCGTAAACATTTGAAAATTCCGTCATCAACATAGAGAAATACGATGCTACTCCTGCCTCAGAATCAAACGCTGCATTGATCTGATTCTTGTAAATAGTGTACTTCCTCGCATAAGTTTGACCACCACTAGCGATTGTAAGAAGTACATCATACTTTACGGGCTTTGTTCCTGATTTCCAGTCTTGACTTGCCTCCTCTTTATCAAGCTCAACATTGATATTCCATTCATCATTGTCAACATCAGATTTGTTTACAATCGGGGTAAACTTTCTAATATAATTACCATAGCGTTGATCATCCCAAACCATACCAGAAAGTTTTCGTGAATATGGTCGAATAGAATAAATTGATTTTGCAAGTACAGTAGGAATGATTTGATACAAGTTATCATCTTCTCGATCAAAGCCCATTTTAAATGTATTTTGCATCTGCCCAAAAGTTAAATTTTGTGCAGACGTTCTACCAGTATACTGATTATACATTTCCGTAAGTAATGGAGCAATTTGTGTATATGTAAGATTTGCCATTGTTTATACCCCCTTAGAAAAATTTACTAATATCTTGTTTATCGTTTGAACCGCCAAAATTAGTCTTGCCATTTGCAAGCTGCTGTGCTTTTACAAGCGCTGTTGCAAACTTGTCATAGTCAAAAGTTCCCTCATTTTTTTGCTCCTGCTTCTGCTCCTGCTTCTGCTCCTGCTTCTGCTCTGGTTTTTGTTCAAACGCTGCAATTTCATCTTTACTGTAGCCTGCATTTACAAGCGTTAAAATCTCATCAATTTTCATATATTTACCTCTTTTCTTTAATTTGTTGACAGCGGTAAACAGAGTTGAACTGTTTTCTTATGATTCAAAGTCACACGTGTTTCCCGTTACACTATACCGCATTAAAGGCGGTCTGTCTGTCGTCCCCGACTCGCACACACTGGCTAGTGTTTGGATAGTGCAACCGCCTATTTATTATATATCATTTATATTATTGTTTGTCAATTATAACTTTATAGAATATCATACCATGAAACACAGTCAAACGATGCCAAAAAATCGCACTGTGTCGCATAGTCTGAAAATGTTATGTCACCACTTATAAACATAGGTTTTAAATACTTTTTACTACTTGTTTGCCACCTTTCTAGTGAGGAGGGCGAAGCATCAAAAACATCATCACAATGAGAACGCATAGGTTTAGTCACGTAAAATTTAAAGTCTGACTTATGCACCCACACGGAAAACAAAGGTGTTTTCATGTCGTGCGTGTACTCTTTCAAATTTTGATGACGTATGCGATCATCTTCTAAATCCATAAATTCGTTATCAAGTTCCATTTTCGATCTGCCTTTCGGAAGATTTCTGTAAAAAGCGTTTTGTCTCTTTTTCTCAGAAATAGGAGACTTAAAAGGAAGTATAAGTGTTGTCTCGCACCTGTCTACTTGTGTGATTTCAGTTCTTTCTTTTACCGCTTTGTAACAGTCTGGGATAAGTCTATATCCAATTAAAATATTAGACATAATCGCATTAGAGTTACCAAAAAACCAAGTTCTTATTTTTTCCGTTTCCGAGTCAGGACGGTTTCTGAACAAAACTTCCATAATATTTTTGTATGCCTGGAATTCATTTTTTATAGGTCTGTCGCCTTTTTGAGGAATGAATTCATCAAAAATTACATCATAAAACCTTGTAAAATCTATACCAGTTTTGTTTTGAAAAGTAGACAATGAAACACCTACTATAAAAGGTTTATCGTTTTGCAAGTCCTCATCTGTAAGATACGCTTTGCCATATCCTTTTTTATCGTTATATTTCAAATGAATATCTTTTCCAAACCAATCAGGTTTTACAAAGTCGCCTATAGTCGAAAAGCTGTTCTCAAGTGCAACGTTTGTTCTACGCACGTATAAAATAGGGAAGTGCCCATCATTCCAGATATCACATATCAAATGCGATTTTCCAATCCCTCTTCCGCCTATGATATCTATATATCGCTGTCCAATATCACAAATATATTTATAATTCAAATATCCGTTTTCTTTGTATAAACTCATAGTCATATTATCACCTCTTTAACTTAAAAGAGGGAAGTCATTTGACTTCCCTTCCTGCCTTATACAAGCTCAAAATTCATATAAGTCCTGCCTGCCTTACTTTGCGATCTTGTCAGCTTAAACTGCAAATTGTAAGTCTCCATAAAATCATAGGCACTTTCTGCCGTCTTGATAACAGTTGGACTTGACGTTGCAATTGTTACGACTTCGCCCGTCTCAATGTTGGTATGATAGAAAACAGCCACTTCCTTATCGTCATCTGTTGTGTATCTCACATAATCAGTGACATTTACAATTGTATCATCTGGCAAATTCTTCATTACCAAATGATTATCATTTACCATCTTAAACATTTCTTTCTTATCAAATTCCCTTGACTGTCTTTCAATTCTCATTTTCGTTATCCTCTTTTCTTTTATTTAAGGTTATTATCCTTTACAAGTATATAATACCTCAACTAATAAAGTTTTGCAAATAAAACGTTATTTACTCTACTATTTCATCGACTATAGTGTAATTCTTGATTTGATCATCTGATAAACCTATCTCATAATCGCGAGCTATCATACAACTATAGCCTGTATACTCTGTTATTGCTTCTTTGCCTTGATAATCAACAACTTTTGTTTTTGTGATAGTATCGCTGTCATTATACCAGATTTGGAAACCGCCACTATTCTTTATTTTAAAGCCCTCTCTAAAGTTATCAAGGTTTTTAATTACTTCTACACCCCTTGCCTTTTTAACTCCTGATATAGTACAACCAAAATACGTTTTATCTTTTGTTTCTTTATACGCATTAAAACAATACTTCTTTGCGCCAAGCGTTTTAAAATCTTTGTATTCGGGTTCATACCTATTTTCTGATTTTACATCGCTTTCACAGTCAAAATATCCGATATAATATTTTTTGCCGTCAATGTCAACAAAAGTATTAGTTTCTTCGCACAGCTTGTATATCCAATTATTTAATTCTGTCAACTTGTCAAAATTGAAATGAGTTGCTTTACAACTGTCAGTATCACAATAAATGTAGCTACTTTCCGCACATGCTAAAATCCTACGCAAGTGTTTTCTTGCATGTGCTGTTGTATATACACCCCAAACATAAGGCAGTACACTTTTTTCACTTTGCTCTGTAATGCTCTTTTCATCTGGAATTTTAAAGCCGCTTGCATCAACTTTTTCTTTATATGCAATATCATTTTCATACCTTGCATAAGAAAATTCTTGCCATTCATTTTCCAGATACAACATAATAGGGTGAATGGGATCTGTTGCAGCCATGCCATAAATGCCGTTTAATTTATTTTTGGCTTTCATTAAATCATATTCAGCTTCTTCCCTCTCTTTTGAATTTGGGGCGGTATGCTTTACAGCTATTTTAAGTTTTGTTTTTGCTGTGAAGTACTCCATGATTACACTTCTTACATCGTCTGGAATATACCCATAACGTGCTGTATAGAGAGTATCTTCTATTATTTCAACGCTATCAAAATCATAGCATTCTTCAATTATAGAAAAATCAATATCTGTTACAGTTGTTTCTAGCTCTGTTGCTTTCCACACTCTACCATTGTCGGGGTCTACCCCTTGCAAGTTACGGCATTTGCTTATAGATAGATACGGATTGTATTGATCTTCTTTAAGTCTTACATTTGTAAGCTTTATTTGTGCTATCCATGCAAGCTCTTTACTTTTTATGTATTTTAAACATTTTGATGTTACAGGCATTTTTTCAAATGCCGTCACTGGATACTGCATCAAAAGTAGCATAGCTGGATACATGCTGCTAGCATCAAAACTATAAACGTCATGATATATTTTAGCGCACTTTATCATGTTGGCGTGAGTATCGCCCCCTCGAAAAGCCTCTTTTAAAAGTTTGTATGTTTTGTCTGTTAAAGCTAACTTTTTCTTTAACAGACGTGTTGTCGTGCCTTTTCGTATAGCTCTTTTCATGTCACGTCTCACATAAGATGTACTTGTTAAAGGTACGGTTGCGATTCTATCGCCATCTTTTGTAAGCATGTAAGATATTGCTTCCCATAAACCTAAAGTATCATTGATGATATATCCCCACTCGGTAGGACTAATATAGCTTTCATTGTGTCTTACAAGTGAGTAGTCCAAATCACCTTTTGCTTTTATGTGCGTACATCCCACCATTTTTTTTGTGAAGTTATCAAGCGACATGTTTGTGAGCTTATAACTGCATCTCAGTTCTATACCACGTTTCTTTAAGCGCCATACAAGCGGTTTACGTTTACCAGTTGCGAACACTTCGCTATAATCGTTTAAATAGCCAATCATAAAAGAAAATTCAAAAGGCAGATTGTGAACGTAAATCACAAAATACCGTGACTCACTTGTTTTATAGTAAGCTTGTATTTTATCAAGTAAAACAATAAAATCTTTCCAGTATCTGCCTTGCACTTCTTCGCCATCAATGCAAGCAGACCAGACATACATAAAAGCATCAATAGGCTTTGTGACTTCTTCGCCTTGATCATCTTTTTCAATACGTGTCCGTGATGTTGTTTCAATGTCAAAAGTTCCAAATTGATCAATATAGTAAGGGCTGTCTTTTTTGCCTAAAGGTTTATGCAAGGAAAAGCCATGTGACGGCACATAGTCCGTCACTGACTTAACTTCTATATCATCATGTTTATTTGACCTATTTAAACATTGAACTATCATAATTACAACTCCTGTCTTATAGACTTTGGTTTTGGCTTCGCTCGCTTGCGTTTATAAAGATTGTTTGCCGCTTTAAATTCTCTAGCTTTATCTTTCCATGATAGCGAACTGTTCTGTATAAGTGCAACTCTAAATTCTGCTTGATCTTTCACAGACGGGTATAAATCTTCAAAAGTGCTAAAGATTTCATTCAATCCCTCACGTGTGTTTGTATTAAGTGCCTCAGTTAACATTGTAACTATTTGATCACTTGATAGCTGTGCATACTTTTTATCTGATAGATAGTGCAACGTGTTAAAAAGTTTATCACGGATATTTTTGGAAAGATTGGAAATGTCAACCCCGTAACGTTCTTTAAATGTCTCAACACGCTTGTTTTCTACTTCAATACTGCCTCTTGCGGTTGACGCTTTTGCTTCAAGATAGTGCAAAAGCTTGTTTTCAAGTGCTCTCAACTCACGAATTGAAAAATCTTTATATACAGCTTTACCAGTTGAAACATAAGAAGCGTTATAAGAAACGTGCTTGTTGAAGTAGTCAACCGCATCCTGGTATCTGAAAAGGGCTGTTCTATCCTCTGTGATTCTGCCTTTTGATATTGCTGTTGTTAGTGTTTTGGCGCGCTTGTTTGCAACGTTGGCAAGTTTGCCAACACGGGCAATATATTCTGACTTACTAGAAGTTGTTTCGATAGAATCATAATGCCAACGAGTGAAATACTTTGCTTGACTTTCTGTCTGTTTCATAATTCGATACCTCTTTTCTTTAATTCTTCTTTTACAATTTCATATTTATAATTGTGTGGTGTAATTTCTCTGAAAATGTTGCCAATTTCCTTTTCAGTGTAACCGTAATTTTTCAAGACTAAAACAATATACTGCACAGCCTCAGCCCCCTCTTTATATGAACACTTCATCCCATCCGAGGGCGTTTTATACCATGTTGTCGTTTTAATATCAGACACTGCTTGCACTAACATTGCGTGTTGGAACATTTCATAAGGTGTTAGCTTACTATTTATAATGCCGTCTTTAGGTCTTTTCATTTCTTTATATCTCCTTGAGTTTTTCTTTTATTGTATCATGGAGTTGTTAACAAATAAAGGATAAATTATGAACAGAATGTTAATAAATTATTGTTATAGTTGATATAGAACAAATAGACGAACAAATGTACTAACAGCGGAGGCGACAGCCGACCAACGACCGAGGGCGACAGCCCGACCAACGACCG